CGCCTCGTCACGACAATAGACAATCCCGCCCCCGAACGCGGTGACGACTTGCGTCTCAAGGCTGCGGAGTCGCTCCTCACGCGTGTCGGCGTACGCGCCCCGGAGCAAATTAACCACAACGTAACGGCAGTACACGGCGTCGTCCTATTACCGCCGAAAAACGAGGTAATCATAGATGGCTAATATGGGTGATGACGACGACGGCTACATCCGTCGCCCCGGTAAGGACAATCCTATCTATCAGATGGGTGTGAATATGCCGGACCTCCAGTTCAGTATTCTCCAAGAGCTATACAATCGTCCGCAGTCGATGAAGGGAAAGCCCTTCTACAAGCGTGACGAAGACGGTCAATACTACTTCAACTTCTCAGAGGGCGGAAAGATCCACCGTGGAAGAAAAGCAGCACGAAGCGCTGAAAAAGGAAATGGCTGACTGGCTCTACAGAGCGATGGATCCGTCTACTCCAACTACAAAAGGCGGAGAGACGGTACGCACTGTCGATTATACACAAGACGGCGTGACTTACGTAGCACCTACTTTACGTATGATAGATGGCAAACTCAAACGATACAGTACAGATGATGCTATCGACGAAGCCATAAAAAGAGGAGACGGAATGAGAGTGCCTGATGGTATGAGCGGCACTGAATTTTCACAAGCTCTTAGCAAACGTATAGGGAAAGCACGTGGACGATCAGCCCAAAGCAGCGCCGAAAAAGCGCGGTAGGCCGAAGCGCGATCCGAATGCGCCCAAAGCCACATATAACCTATCTACAAAGGAGCGTGCAAGGCGTGCAGCGACGAAACGTGTCAACGCCGCAAAGCGCCGTGCCGCGAAGTCGACTAAAGCAGCAGAGGACAAACGACGCTATGCTCGAAAGCTCGAAGAACAGGCTACGAAAGTTGAAAACGCTCTTGTTGGCAGTTCCTCTGCCACAATCGATCTTGGGGATGTGGCTGATTTGCCAGACCCAGTATCGGAGCTTGTCGGCGAAAGTGAAGTCGTCTTCCAACCGAATACGGGTCCGCAAACGGAATTTCTGTCGGCGGGTGAGCGAGACGTACTCTACGGTGGTGCAGCCGGGGGCGGTAAATCTTTCGCTCTCTTGGCCGATCCTTTGCGCTACTGCCACAACTCTAATCATCGTGGGCTTCTTCTTAGGCGTACTCTCGACGAACTAACCGAACTGATCGACAAGTCTCGGCAACTCTACCCGAAGGCATTTCCGGGTGCGAAGTTCCGAGAGTCGAAGTCGACGTGGGTCTTTCCGTCCGGGGCGACGATGTGGTTCACGTACCTCGACAAAGACAAAGACGTGACGCGCTTTCAGGGGCAGGCGTTCAACTGGATAGGCATCGATGAGATCACACAATATCCCACACCGTACGTATGGGATTATTTGCGTTCTCGCCTTCGTACTACTGATCCTGAACTCCAGCAACACCTGTACATGCGCTGCACAGCCAACCCCGGAGGAGTGGGTGGTTGGTGGGTCAAGAAGACTTACATCGATGGCTTGGAATCAAACAAGTCTTTTCCTGCCTTCGATATAGAAACTAAAAAAGACTTTCTGTGGCCTCCCGGTCACGAGAAAGCAGGTCAGCCCTTGTTCCTTCGCAAATTCGTACCGGCACGGCTGACCGACAATCCCTACCTGATGGCAGACGGTCAATACGAGGCTATGCTCAGGTCGCTCCCGGATGTCGAACGAAGGCGACTCCTCGAAGGTGATTGGGACGTGGCGGAGGGAGCGGCCTTTCCCGAGTTCTCACGAGTGCGCCATGTTGTCGAGCCTTATGACCTTCCTACCAACTGGCCCCGCATACGAGCGGCGGACTACGGCTATGCGAGTCCGTCGTGCGTTTTGTGGGGGGCTATTGACTGGGACAATAATATCTGGGTTTATCGTGAATTATATGCTAAACACTTGACAGCAGAGCAACTGGCTGATAAAATACTAGAAGCAGAACAATTAGATCCGCAGCCTCACTACACGATCCTCGACTCGTCGTGCTGGAACAAGACAGGATTCGGTCCGTCGATAGCAGAGACGATGATGCGCGTAGGCGTGAGGTGGACGCCGTCAGATCGAAATCGTATTCAAGGAAAGATGGAAATACATCGTCGCCTAGCTGACGACCCCTACACAAACGAACCTCGCCTACGTATATTTTCTTCGTGCCAGAATATTATCAAGCAGCTTGCTGGCATCCCTCTGTCGAAAAGTAATAGCGAAGATGTAGACACGAAGTCAGAGGATCACGCGTACGATGCCTTGCGTTACATGTTGATGACCCGTATGAGCGGTTACGCTTCTATCCATCAACAACTCCACGCAATAAAGACACAAGTTTTTCAAGTTCAAGACGAAGTCTTCGGATACTAAATGGCAAAGACAGATCAATTTATATACGACAAGGCGGTCGATGTTGAAACGGTAACCCTACGGCGCTTTCTTCAGTTACGTGCTGCTGCCCATATAGCGTCGGGCAAGGCTCAGAAGGATATAATCGGAGATACGCTCCGGAACAACTCCGCTTTCGAAAGTCTTCTCGAAGAACCTCTCATACGTTTTCTCGATGCTGGATTAGAGATACAAGAGGCGAATCCTCTTTACAAAGCATCTATGGAAGCTCAAGCACGGGCTGCAGAGAGAGTAACAAAGAGTGGAGAGGGTGACCCAGAAGGCACGAATGCTCGTCGTAGACTGTACAGTCACGTCGACGCTATCGAAGAAAATATCATCCACCAACTTAGTCTCGCAGAAAACAGAGACGTACAAAAAAGATACGACAACTTCCTTCCGCGTATGACGGACTCGGTTGTCAATCCGAAGAAGCCCGGCCCGTTAGCAAATAGATTTCGTTTTCGTCACGAGAATGTCGGCCTCTTGAAAAAGGGGCTTCTCGATTATCTGCTGAAAAATCCACAAGATGAACACGTCGTACGTGCCCTTTTCATGCAGATCGACTTAGGCTTCCGTCCCGGTGAAGTAGAACGTATGCCCGTGTCTGCTTACCGGGCACCATCCGGCACCGGACGACGAGCAAAGAATAATGTTCCGGGACTGTTCATTCCTCCGGGAATGACAAAGATGAACACGGAAATAAACATTCCGATGTCCCCTGACATCGTCGCGTATTTCAAGGCGAACATGCTACGCCACCAACGCCTGATCGGTCAGGGGGGCGTAGATGCCCTGTTCGTAGACAACAAGGGCAACCCTATAAAAGAGGGGGACATGACTCGCGTCCTCAAGCAGATCGAGGTACGCGGCCCCAACGGAACAGGCTTGATGTTCGACGCTGAAACCGGCAAAGAAATTTTTTCAATGCCACGCGCGTACTTACTTCGTAATATGAACATCACGGCAAACTTCGCTTTAGGCACGGACGCAGTCACGTCCGGAGCGATGAGAGGACGAGCGTACAGAGGCGCAGCAAGTATCGAGGATGGATATCAAGGGAAAGTTCCGGGATCTCACACTCTTGAAGAAACACAGCCGCACATCCGTCTACACACGTACTTTCGAGAGCAACTGACTGATGCGCTAGGATTTTCCGAAGATATGGTTCTTGCTCCGGATCAGGACATCATCGGAATGTGGCTGCAAAGCGGTGGAAAGATAGATGCTTCTCAGGGGACAATCGGAGCGTCACAAGTTCTTATCGGTGCGGACGATGCAGCCAGTATCAACATCACGTTTCCGTATAGTGAAGACGAAGCGAAACAGATGAAACCGGTCACTATCGTGCAGGACGCCCCTCCTGCGGCTCTTCCTGCTCCGGAGGAAACTCCTGAAGAAAGAAGCGCCGTAACACGAGATCTTTTGAGAGGCTTGCACGATCCGAAGCTGAAGGCCGGTGGCGCTGCTGCACTACTCGCACAAGGCTTGCGTGACAATGAAAGTCTCGACAAAGAAGAGGTGGGAGATTTCATCGTCCAGACGGGTCTCGAAGAGGCTGCGTACTTTGCTGGTGTGAAGGCATTGCAGGGTCTCAGAGTAGCAAGCTCTGCAGTGCATCCCATAGCGTTAGGCACACAATTAGCAGCGACTATTATAACTCCCGTCGAGGGAGGGGATTTCACGGAAGAACAACGTCTGATTTTAGACGCTCAAGATGCAGAACGTCGTGCTGCTGAGAACATCCGCCCCGGCGGATCAGGAACGACTACAAAAAGTTCCCGTCCGGCGATAGGCACGGCAGAGGGTGCGGAAGAGGCTCGACGCATGGAAATGTTCATGGAGCCGGACTTCGGTGAGGGAAGCCCACAAGATATTATGGAAAACGTCGTCCTAGACGACGCGGCTATGCAAGACATAGACACAACACCGAGCTTTATGGCTCGATAAAAAAAGGAGTGAGTTATGAACTTGAACATGGGTGAATCGTACATCATGAATGCCGACAAAGAAACTGTCGACAATCAGGGTGGCGCTGCACAGCTTCATCGTGAGGGTCTTGAATTCGACACTCGCGCGAAGACTGATGTTCTTACAGAAGATATGCCGAAGCAGCAGACAAAGCCTACGGTAGAAGCTTCTTTGTTCAGCATGGCTGATCAACGAGATTACTAAGGAGTCCTTTCTATGGACGATAGGTTTTTAGAACCTGCTGATGACGAGCCTATCTCGGTAGTCTCTCCGGACGAACAAGCACCGTATCTTGCAGACTACATACGTGCGAAGTTCGAAGATTCGGAGAACGGTCGTTACGCGTACGAACAGCGCTGGCTGAAAGCGTACAAAAACTTTCGTGGCATTTACGACTCGACAACACAATACCGAGACTCCGAACGATCTAAGGTGTTCATCAAGATCACCAAGACGAAGGTTCTTGCAGCGTACGGACAAATTGTAGACATACTTTTTGCCAACAAAAAATTTCCTATCGTCGTAGAGTCTACTCCTGTCCCAGAGGGTGTCGCTGAGTTCGCTCACATGAAGACGCCCATCGACGACCTGATCAGTCAAGAGCCAGCCCAAGATCCGTACGGGTTCGAAGGGGACGGAAGATCCCTTTCTCCCGGAGCGTTACAAGCAGATACTTCGAAAGACTTCTTAGGTGCGTACGAGGAAAGACTCGGAAACGCACCCGTCGTCGAAGGCAAAGCGAACATCGGAGAGCCACAGATCTCTCCTGCTCAAGAGTCGGCTCTCAAGTGTGAGAAGGTCATCCACGATCAGCTTGTCGACACGAATGCCGTCACGGTGATCCGTAAAAGCATCTTCGAAGCTGCCCTGATGGGCACGGGTGTCGTCAAGGGTCCGCTGAATATGTATAAGCGGGTACATCGCTGGGAGCGGGGAGACGGGGGAGATCGTACGTACAATCCGTACGAGAAGTTAGTTCCTCGCATCGAACACGTATCCATATGGGATTTTTATCCTGATCCATCGGCTGCAAGCATGGAAGATTCCGAGTATGTCATCCAGCGACATCGGATGAATCGTGAACAGCTACGCAGCCTCATCCTCATGCCACACTTCGACAAAGAGCAAATCGAAGAAGCATTGGCAAATGGGCCGAACTACGAAGACAAGTATTTCGAAGACACGATCCGCGAAGACGAGACGGATGCGTACTATCAAGAAAACAGATTCGAAGTCTTGGAGTATTGGGGCGTCATCGACGCGCAGATGGCACGCACTGTCGGTCTACTAAACGACGAAAACGACAACGGGGAAATGACCCAGATGCAGATCAACGCATGGATTTGCGGAAACGTAATCCTGCGCTGTGTGATCAATCCCTTCACTCCGGCTCGTCTGCCCTTTTTCGCCATGCCCTACGAAATCAACCCCTATCAGATCTGGGGTGTCGGTATCGCAGAGAACATGGAGGATGCTCAGTTGTTGATGAACGGTCACGTTCGTATGGCAATCGACAATCTCGCTCTCGCTGGCAACCTTGTTTTCGATGTCGACGAGGCATCGTTGGTCCCCGGACAGAACATGGACATCTTCCCCGGCAAGATATTCCGCCGTCAGTCAGGTGTCACGGGTACGGCTATCAACGGCCTCAAGTTCCCGAACACGGCTCCTGAGAACATCCAAATGTATCAGATCAGCCGTCAGCTTGCGGATGAGGAGACGGGTCTTCCGTCTATCATGCACGGCCAGACGGGCGTCACGGGCACCGGACGAACCGCAGCAGGTCTATCGATGCTGATGGGCGGTGCAAGTCTGTCTATGAAGACCGTGATCAAGAACGTAGATGATCACCTACTCAAGCCTCTCGGCGAGTCGTACTACCAGTGGAACATGCAGTTCAACGAGGACATGGATGAAATCGGTGGTGACCTAGAAATCAAGCCTCGCGGTGTAGCTGCGGTTATGCAGAAGGAAGTTCGCAGCCAGCGTCTCATCGCCTTACTTCAGACCGTGTCTAATCCGATGCTTGCTCCGTTCATTAAGATACCTAATCTCATTCGCGAGTTGGCGATCACACAAGATATCGATCCGGATAGCTTAGTCAACAACGTAAACGAGGCACAGATCTACGCTCAGATGTTGCAAGGGATGATGCAAAATGCTCAACAAGGATCAGGCCCGGATGGTGGCCCCGCTGCTGAACAACCTCCCGGCATGGGAGGGGTTGGAGGAGTACCTCAACAGCCTCAAGACGCTGGTGGTACAAGCCCTGATGGTCGCGCAGTCGGAATCGGAGATGCGCCAGTTGCAGGGGAGACTGGTTTTACTGGAAACGCTCCTCAACTTGAACAATAACTACAAAGCCGTTTTGAAAGAGAATAACAAAAGTGAGTAGTTTTTTCGATTATTATTCTGGACGTCCTACTCCTCCGACGCCGCCAGTGGCTCCGACTCCGCCCGAGCCTACGCAGCCGGTCCCTCCTCCGATAGATCCGCGCTACGTCTTGAAGCGACCGAGAGTAGAGGATCCGACAGAGCCGGACTACGGGGCGGATCTCATCGGCGGAAGTAACCCGGCCCTGAACATAGCCGGACTACAAGTCATAAATCCGGAAGATGTCATCCACGGTGATTTCTCTACGTACTTGGCAGGTATGGGCCTCGAACGGAACGGAACATTCGGAGCCGTAAGTCTGTCAGATCCGAATGCGGATGTGGGCCGTTCGATTCCTCTAGTCGACGCTCACACCCTGACAGATGCGACAGGAAAAGGTTTTCGCGGTATTTCAAAAAGCGGAAGGTTCAACGTATTCGCAGCAGCATCTATAAATGAAGAGTTCGAGGCTCTCAATAATATTGCGAAATTTAACGCTGCGAATGCAGACGCTGTAGGTAATGTCAAAGGTTTCGCGATCAGACTAGGAGACGAGCGCGGCAGCATTCTTTATCGTCTTCCGGGATCGAACAGATATCAGGGAGACTTGTCAGTCAACGGCAAGACCATCCCGCAAAGCATCGCCCGTAACATCGAAAATTACACGCAAGGGGCGGCTAAGGGCCAAGAGCTTCTTGCTGCTTTAGCCTCCGGAAATGACGAAGACATAAGTAAAGCAGTCACGGATGTAGATTTCACGAACGCTCTGATCAATACGGATCGAGGTGGCTACACTCTCGATGGTAAATTCAACGCTGTCGTAGGTGTCGGACAACTAGGCAAACTGTCAGACTTGAAAGATCTCGCAAAAACTCAATTCCGGGTTGTCAATGACGGCAAGTACAACGAGGCAGCCTCGAACGCAGTCGCTACTGAGTGGCTCAACGGCGCAAGAAATATGGGATCGGATGCGACTCAGGCAGAGTTGATTGCACACCTACAAAACTCCATCAACAAGGCGACGAAACAGTCGGACGTTGTGAAGCCGAACACGAAGCCCGGAAGCAAGACTACAACGACCACGACCGAAACAATAACATCGATTTCGGATGCCCAGCAGAAGGCAGCAGATTATGATACTACTGTAGGAACTCCACCCTCTGACGATGGCAGCAGTGGATTTGATTACAGTGATCCCGGCAACTACGCAGATGAAAGCGCAGGATTCGACTACAGCGGATTTTATAGCGAGGATGATGACGGCAGCGGTAGTAGCGCGAGTCAAGACTTTAGCGGGTCCGCTACTGCGTACGATTACGATGCCACTGGCCCGTTTGCAGAGGGCGGGAGTGTAGGTTTCGTAGAGGGCGGGAGTGTAGGTTTCGTAGAGGACAAAGATCGACTCGTGCCGGAGAAGTCTATCCTGACAGTCAACGAGCTACAGGGGGGCGTAGAAGAGTCGGGTTTCATCGACCGACCTCCGTCAGAAGTCACTGACGCAGAATCCGTAGCTGACGACATCCCCATGCCCGAAGCAGAAGAAGACGGCTTCGTAATCAACCAAGAGGCTGTGAAGCTTGCTGGGGAGATGGATCTCATTAAAAAGGTTGAAGATGCCGAAAGATACGTAAAGTCGAAGGGCATCGAACTTAAAAAATCGAAGCAGCCTATCCTCGCTTCGAGTGGAGAAATTTACGTTCGTCCTGAAGTCGTAGCAGCCATCGGACTCGACGAACTCGAAAAGATTAATAAGCGCGGCGTTCCTGCTACGAAAAAGAAGTTGAAGGAAACGAAACGCGCTTAGAAGAATAGTCGGCCACCCGCGTAATGCGGCCCCGATATGACCGAAGCGGCCACCCACACGCCAAGTGGCCCCGCAAGTGAGGTAAGACAAATGGCAAAAAAAGCACGCGGACACCGCGCAAACAAACCGAATGACTCTTTCGGAACTGTAAATCAAGACTCTCTATACAAAGGAAAATACCGAGAGGAGGTTTACGAAGATGATGATGAAGATAGCTCGGAGGAGCAACAGGCAAGTGAGGAAGAGACAGAGGAGGTAGTTGAAAAAGCTGCAGACTCTCCTAAAAGTTTCGCACCTGACAAAACGCCTGAAGAAACCCCCGAAGAGCCTGAATTCAAAAAGCGTTATGATGACCTCAAACGTCATTACGACGAAAAGTTGGCAGAGTGGAAAACGGAAAAAGAAGATCTGATCAATCGTTTTAGAACCCCGTCACCACAATCTTCAGAACCAGAAACGGATCTTGAAAGTTTCCGGGTTCAACACCCGGATGTATATCAAGCAATCCACCAGATATCTTCCTCGCAGTCTGAAGCGCGAGTGAAAGATCTCGAAGAAGAGTTGCAGGTAATCAAGCAACGAGAGCAAAATCTTGAAAAAGATCGAGCATATCAAGAGTTGTTACGATTGCAGCCGGACTTCGAAGAGTTGAAAAGCAGCGATGCCTTTCGGGAGTGGCTCAAATTACAGCCTAACTCTATCTCTGACGGGGTTTACAACAACGCAACCGACGCCCACTGGGCAAGCCGCGTTGTAGATCTCTACAAGTCTGATAACGGTTTGAAAAAGAAATCATCGACTAAAGCGACCAAGAAAAGTGATGCGGCTATGTCCATATCGAAAACAGCTTCGAAAGAAGTTTCACGGTCGAACGATGGTGGAAAAATGTGGAAAGCTTCAGAGATCGGCAAGATGAAGCCGTGGGAGTTCGAAAAGCACGAAGCAGAACTCGACGCGGCACGCATGGAAGGCCGAATAGACTTCAACTCTTAAACCTCAAAGGAAGGGTAAACCAATGGCTTTTGGTACCTCCGCAGGTTATGGTAACCTGCCTTCCGGCAATTTTACGCCGGAAATCTTTAGCCAAAAGGTTCTCAAATTCTTCCGTCGCGCTTCGGTTGTAGAAGACATTACGAATACCGACTACGCTGGCGAAATTGAGAACTTTGGCGACACCGTCCGCATTATCAAGGAACCGGTAATTACCGTATCCTCGTATAGTCGCGGCTCGGTTATCAACGCGCAAGACCTTGCTGACGATCAGATTACCATGGTAGTCGATCAAGCAAATGCTTTCTCGTTTAAGATTGACGACATCGAAGAGCGTCAGTCTCACGTCAACTTCGAAGCACTCTCCACCTCGTCTGGTGCGTTTGCTTTGAAGCGCAGATACGATGCTAACATCCTTGATCAGATGGCAACTGACGCCGGTCTTAACGGTGAGTCGGGTGCAGCCACTGCCCAAATTTCGGGTATTGGTACACTTGGCAGTGCGCTCGACATTGGTGGCAACTCTAGCCCCGGTGATCTCGCCGTCAACACCATGCTCAAGATGGCAGAGTCTCTGGACAATCAGTCGGTTCCGGAAGAGAACCGTTGGTTCGTTGCACCTCCATCGTTCTACAAGCACCTCTTCTCAGCCGGTGCGAAGTTCGCAGAAGTCCAAGTCACGGGCGATGCGACTTCTCCGCTGCGTAACGGTCTTGTGTCGCTGGGCAACATTGCTGGCTTCCAGTGTTACAAGTCCACCGCCCTCGTATCGAACGGCGGCACGGATCAGGTAACGCTGACTGGCCTCGCTACGGACGGCTCCGAGAATATTCTTCTCGGTGGTCATATGTCCTCAACGGCTACCGCTTCGCACATTGCGAAGACTGAGGTTGTCCGTTCGACTGAAACCTTCAGCGACATCGTTCGCGGTCTCCATGTCTTTGGTCGTAAAGTTCTGCGTCCAGAAGCCATTGTCCGCGCCGTTGTTAGCCTAGACTAATAGGGAGGACTGAGTAATGGCTACTTATGATCGTACTATTACCGGCGGTGGCACCACTGGACATCCGGGCAACATGCCCCGTCCGTACGTC